AACGAGGACTTGGAGAAGATATCCAAGTACAGTCAGTCTTGGTATGATTACTTTAATGTAGCTCAGTACTATGATAATGATATTTTTTATAGGGACACCTGTACTCTTATGTACTTCAACTACAAGACCACTAAGAAGTTTGTCTACAAGAAGAAGATACTTGAAGGAGGTGGAAGCCGGGTAATAGAGAAGGACGATCAGTTCAACCCACCTGTAGAGATGATGGAGGAGGGGAGATTTGAGAAGATAGAGAAGACCATTGACGTATGGTACGAGGGAGTTATGGTTATGGGGACAAACATCCTGCTTAAGTGGGAGTTAGCTGAGAACATGGTAAGACCAAAGTCAGCAAGTCAGCACGCCATTCCAAACTATGTAGCTGTAGCTCCAAGGATGTACAAGGGAGTTATTGAGTCTATCACAAGAAGGATGATCCCATTCGCTGATCTTATTCAGATGACCCACCTGAAACTACAGCAGGTAATATCTAGGATTGTACCTGATGGTGTGTTCATTGATGCTGATGGTCTCAACGAGGTAGACCTTGGCACGGGCAATGCTTACAATCCGGAGGACGCATTAAGGCTATACTTCCAAACGGGTAGTGTAATAGGTAGGAGCTATACGCAGGATGGTGACTTTAATCAGGGAAGGGTTCCGATCAAGGAGCTCAATAGCAACTCGGGGGCTGCTAAGACTCAGATGCTTATAACAAACTACAACCACTACCTTGACATGATCAGGACGGTTACCGGGCTAGGTCCGAGGGATGCTCAGGTTCCTGATCCTAACTCATTGGTTGGTCTTCAGAAGTTGGCAGCACTCAACTCCAACACAGCAACCCGTCACATATTGGATGGCAGCCTGTATATCTATAGGTCTTTATCTGAGGCTCTATCCTACAGGATAGCAGACATATTAGAGTATGCTGACTTTAGGGATGACTTTGCCAATAAGATTGGTAAGTACAACGTAAGTATATTGAATGACATATCTGACCTGTACATCTACGACTTTGGTATATTCATCGAGGTTTCCCCGGACGAGGAGGAGAAGGCACAGCTAGAGGCCAACATTCAGATGGCACTATCTAAGAATGATATTAATCTTGAGGACGCTATTGACATAAGAGAGATCAAGAACATTAAGTTGGCTAATCAACTCTTGAAGATGAAGCGGGTAAGGAAGCAGGAGAAGGAGCAGCAGGCTCAGATGCAGCAGCAAGCAATTCAAGCTCAACAACAGCTTCAATCTCAACAGATGGCTGCACAGACAGCTATGCAGAAGATACAGGCCGAGACTCAGTCGAAGATACAGGTTAAGCAGGCAGAGATTGCTTTCGAGATTGAGAAGATGTCTAACGAGGCAGAGCTCAAGCGTCAGTTGATGCAGGTTGAGTTTGACTACAACATGCAGCTATCAGGCATGCAGGCTGAGGGATTAGCTGAAAGAGAGAAGTCTAGGGAGGATGCTAAGGCTAAGAGAATTAGTCAGCAGAACACCGAGCAGTCTCAGCTTATTAATCAGAGGAAGAATAATCTTCCACCACAGAATTTTGAATCAAACGAAGACAGCTTAGATGGTTTCGATTTAGCGGAATTTTCACCTAGATAAAAAATATTGTATGAAAAGAAAAGACACCCCTCTAGCCCCAACAGTATTTCCAAATGGAAGTGTAGTTAAAATGGGGAGAAAAAAACACGCTAGAAAAAGTAGGCAATATGCTCATCATGTAGAGGGGGAGCCTAGCGGGTCTAAGTCAACTCATTTAATGGTGGATGATATTCTAGACTCTAGTGGCAAACCAAGAAAGAAGGGTCCGTACCATGTTTTCCCTAGTATAACCACCTCGAAGAGTGGTTATAAATTTCAAAACGAGAACGAAGCATATAAGGCCGGGGAGGTTTATCAGTTTAAAAGAAGGAAAAGAGCTGAGAAGTTTGCTCATGGAAGTTGGAAGAAGGGAAGAGATAGAAGGGACGCTATGAAGGCTTATAGAAAAAGCAAAAAAAGATAATTTATTTTTTATGTAACTTTGTAAAAATCAAATCCAATGGAAATTAAAGTAAGAGAAGTAGGTGGTTCGGAGGAGAAATCCGTACAGGAAGTAGAGAAGGAATTGCTAGATAAGCATGAAGATTCTCTAGATGAGACACCTAAAGACGAAGCGGTCAAGGAGACTGTGGAAGAGACAAAGGCTGAAGAGCCTGTGGGGATGACTGACAATGACGTTCTTTCATTTATTAAAGACAGATACGATAGGGAGATAAGCTCTATGGATGAGCTCCTAGCCGAGAGAGAGGTTAAGGAGGATCTACCTGAAGATGTGGCTTCCTATCTAAAGTATAAAAAAGAGACAGGTCGAGGGATCAATGACTATGTTAAGCTACATAGGGACTTTGACTCCATGGACCCGGACTCTTTATTAAAAGAATATTTCATGGCTACCGAGGAGGGATTAGACTCTGAGGACATTGAGGCCATGATGGATGACTTTATTTACGATGAGGATCTAGACGATGAGTCTGATATCAAGAAGATAAAGTTAGCCAAGAAAAAAGAAATTGCTAAAGCTAAGAAGTATTTCGAAGAACAGAAGGAATCTTACGCTGCACCGCTTGAGTCAAGCCGGGGTTCTGTTTCCGAGGAAGAGAAGAAGGAAATCGAAAGTTATAAGCAATACATAGCAGAAGCTGAAACTCAGAAAAAGGAGGGAGAGAGAAGGAGAGATTGGTTCTCCAAGAAGACCGAGGAGTTATTCAATAGTGAGTTCAAAGGTTTTGAATTTAAACTAGATGACGACAAGGTTGTGACTTTTTCTCCGGGTGACGCAGATCAGTTAAAGAAGGCCCAAGAGACACCGATGAATTTCATCAACAAGTATCTCAACGAGGAGGGCATGATCACTGACGCTGCCGGATACCACAGAGCATTAGCGATGGCTATGAATCCTGAGAAGTTTGCCAAGTTCTTTTATGAGCAGGGTAAAGCTGAAGCGACTGAGGATGTGATGCGTAAAACTAAAAATGTCAACATGACTGAACGCAGAGCTCCCGAGGTTACTTCTAAATCAGGGACAACTGTGAGGTCTTTGTCAAACGACTCAGGTCGTGGGTTAAAGATTCGCAGTCCAAGAAACAGAAGTTAAATAATTTAAAAACGAAAAAAAATGGCAGGTTCAGTATTAGCCACGCCGGGGTTCCAAATTCAGCCTAGCGCAGAGCAGGTTCCTTTGGCAACAAACTACATTACCGACTTCGATTTCCTTAATCAGTATCTACCTGATACGTATGAAAAGGAATTTGAGCGATATGGTAATCGAACAATCTCCTCATTCTTAAGAATGGTAGGAGCAGAAATGCCTTCTAACTCTGACCTTATTAAGTGGGCAGAGCAAGGAAGACTTCACACAAAATACACAGACGTAGGTACTGCAGCTATCTTAGCGGCAGATACAGCTACATTCCAAGTAAACGACACGTTAGTACCGGGAACAGGAGACATTGCGATCCGAGTAGGTCAGACAGTTGTTGTTTCTCAGAATGGTGGTACAGGTCAAAACAAGGCTGTTGTTACAGCAGTAGACTTGGTTAACGCACAGTTTGACGTTGCTTTCTACGAAGCAGGTGGTCTTGTAACTGCGGGTACAGGTCTAGGTAACGCTGACGTTACAGTTTTCATCTATGGTTCTGAGTTCCAAAAAGGAACTGCAGGAATGCAGGGATCTTTGGAGGCTGACGATGAGATCTTTGACAACAAGCCGATCATCCTAAAAGACAGATATTCTGTTAACGGTTCTGACATGGCTCAGATCGGATGGATCGAAGTAACAACTGAGAACGGGGCTTCCGGATACCTTTGGTACTTGAAGTCTGAGCACGAGACTCGTCTACGATTTGACGACTATCTAGAGACAGCAATGATTGAAGCTGTTCCTGCTGAAGTAGGATCAGGAGCAATTGCTGCTATAGGTACAGGTCTAGCCGGATCAGCAGGTTCAGAAGGGATCTTCCACGCTGTTGAGCAGAGAGGAAACATATGGGGGGGTGGTAACCCTGCTACTCTTCCTGAGTGGGATACCATTATCAGCCGACTTGATAACCAAGGGGCTATTGAAGAGAACGTAGTTTTCTTGGATAGAAACTTTGGGTTCGATGTTGACGATATGTTAGCAGCTCAGAACTCATACGGTGCAGGTGGTACTTCTTACGGTCTGTTTGACAACGATGAGGAGATGGCTCTTAACCTTGGATTCTCCGGATTCCGAAGAGGCTATGACTTCTACAAGACTGATTGGAAATACTTGAATGACCCAACAATGCGAGGTGGTCTACCGACAGGTGCAGGATCAGGGCGTGTAAATGGACTATTAGTCCCTGCAGGTTCTACAACTGTATACGATCAAATCCTTGGCAAGAATGCTAAGAGACCATTCCTTCATGTTCGATATCGAGCTTCTCAAACTGAGGATCGAAGATATAAGACTTGGATCACAGGTTCAGCAGGTGGCGCAGCTACTAGCGACCTTGATGCAATGGAGGTTCACTTCTTGTCAGAGAGATGTGTTTGTACCATGGGTGCGAATAACTTCTTCTTGTTCCAAGAGTAATATTACATGTTCATCTGATATTGGGGGCCTTAGTGCCCCCTTTATTAAATCTGTCCCACACTGTGGGACATAAAATTTAATACAATGAAATCTAAATTAAAAGACAAGACATACAAGCTTACAAGGGGTGCGGCTCCCTTATCTTACATACTGCCTGCAAGAAACACTAGAAGATTCCCACTACTTCATTTTGACGAGAAGACTCAGACCAACCGCCCACTCAGATATGCTAGAAATCAGAACAGCCCATTTGAGGACGAGCAGGATGGTCAGGCCATTGTTGAGCCTATCATCTTTGAGGATGGCTTCTTGACAGTTCCAAGAACTAACCCTGTACTACAGGAGTTCCTTCACTATCATCCAATGAACGGAGTTAGGTTCGTTGAGATTGACGAGAAGAAGGATGCTGAGCAGGAGCTAGAGCAAATGAATATGGAGGCTGATGCTCTTCATGAGGCTAGGAACTTAAGCGTGGAGGATCTTGAGAACTTAACTCGAGTTCTTTTCGAGAGAAACCCTGACTCATTAAGTACGGCAGAGCTCAAAAGAGATATGATCCGGTTTGCTAAGTCGTATCCTGCAGATTTTATGAAGGCAATATCTGACCCTAATCTGAGCTACGAGTCAAATATTCAAAAGTTCTTTGATCAAAAATTATTATCTTTCAGGAATAATAAGAAGGAGGTATACTTCAACACCCCTTCTAATAAAAAGAGAATGCTGATGATTCCATTTGGAGAGGACCCCATGTATGTGGTATCCTCCTACCTAAAGAGTGATGATGGATTGGATGCATTAAAGATGTTAGAAAATCAACTTTCATGATTTCTGCTTTCCATGATTTAGTTGAGAGGGGTTCAAAAATGAGCCCCTCTTTTTTTTTGTTTATCTTTGTGAAAAGGGTTGAAAATGATAAACTCAGTTAGGAATACTGTACTCTCGGTATTGAATAAAAATAACTACGGATACTTATCTCCTTCAGACTTTAACCTGTTTGCTAAGCAGGCGCAGTTAGATTTGTTTCAGGACTACTTCTATCAGTACAATTATCAGGTAATGAAAGAAAACACTCGTCAGTCCGGAACAGGATACGCTGATATAAAGAAAGGTCTTGAGGAGGTTATTGATCTGTTCTCGGTAACTAATGACCTTACTCATATTGCTGACAACAGATTCTCTGCTCCATCAATAACAACTACCGGGGATGATTACTACCTGATACTAAAGGTTCTTTGCTACGATGCCTCTGCGCCACCTAGGGTATTTAAGGGTGAGGCTGAGAAGGTACATCAAAGCAAGATAACCATGCTCAACAACTCGATGCTGACAGCTCCATCTGAGCTGTTCCCGGCATACACATTAGACGGAGACACCATCACTGTATTCCCATCTACATTCGATGCTCCAACCGAAGTTGAGTGTAACTACATCAGGTATCCTAAAGATCCTAAGTGGACCTATGTGTCACTGACGAATGGGGAGCCAACCTTTGATCAGAGTGCTGCAGACTTTCAGGACTTTGAGCTTAGCATAGAGGATGAGGTTACATTGGTATTAAAAATATTACAGTACGCAGGAGTATCTATTAGAGAGGCTGAGGTATATGGCTTTGCTAACTCGGAGGAGACTCAGGATATTGCTGAAGAAAAATAAGACATGGCGTATTTAAGTGCATATCAGTATTACGAAAACGCAGGAGCAGTTCCTGAGGATGCCAATTGGGGATCATATCAGTATGTAAGCTTGTCTGACATTGTCAACAACTTTATGTTGATGTACTCAGGCAATCATTCTTTGATAAACAACGAGCCTAGATACAAGGTCCTGTTCCACGCGAAGAGGGCAATACAGGAGCTGAACTATGACGCATTCAAAGAGATAAAAGTCCTAGAGCTATCGGTGTGTGATACGCTGAGATTTGTTCTTCCTTCGGATTATGTGAATTGGGTAAGGATATCCATGTATAAGGATGGATACCTACGGCCACTGACTGAGAACATTCAAGCTACCTCAGCTAAGGCATACCTTCAGGACAACAACTGCAAGATATTGTTCGATGCTGCAGGCAATGTGTTGGAGCCTGAGTTCTCAACGCTTGACCTTGAAAGAATTACCGGGACAAAGAAGAGCATCTACCTGAACAAGGGCAGTCAGTTTGACGGGGTAGAGGGATACTGCTGTGATGGCGAGTGGTATTTTGAAAGAGCAATAGGTGCTAGATATGGTCTCAACAACGAGACAGCTAACTTCAACCCTACCTTTGGTATAGACAAGAAGTCCGGAGTGATCAACTTCAGCTCTGACATGGCAGGAGAGCTTTGTGTATTGGAGTATGTGTCCGATGGTATGGAGGGTGGTGTTGATTCAGATATCACTGTCAATAAATTATTTGAAGAGTTTGTGTATGCCTACATCAGGTATGCTATACTAAGCACTAAGCTTGGTGTTCAGGAGTACATTGTAATGAGGGCTCGAAAGGAGAAGTCGGCGTTACTTAGAAACGCTAAGATCAGAATAAGTAACATACACCCGGGCAGGTTATTGATGAACCTTCGTGGACGACAAAAGTGGATAAAGTAGCATGGCTAATATTCAGAGGAACTTTATAAAGGGGAGGATGAATAAGTCGCTCGATGAGAGGCTTATCCCAAATGGTGAGTATGTAGATGCTTTGAACGTAAGGCTAGGCTCAACTGAAGATTCTGAGATTGGCTCTGTAGAAAACACTAAGGGTAATGAGAGACTGTCGGAGCTAACATTTATTGATGGCACAGCCTTGAGTGAAGACGCAAGGTGTATCGGTGCTATTGGTGATGGAGCAAGAGAGACTATCTATTGGTTCGTTCACGATCCCAACTTCCCAATAAGCCCCGCCCTTCCTACCGGGAAGCTAGACATGATTGTCTCTATCAACGTAGAGAGCTCGTTACTTATATACCATGTGATAAGTGTTAACGATGGAGGTAATGTAAACACCTCATTGAACTTCAACCCTACCTACCTGATCACCGGGGTTGATATGGTTGACGACCTGTTGTTTTTCACAGACGACTATAATGCGCCAAGGAAGATAAACATAAGAAGAAATTACACCAACCCTGCTATTGGGGGAGGTGTTGAATACATTGATGGTGGGGGAACAACTGCCTTAGCCGACCTCCTTAAAGAGTCGCTTCTTGTTATAAAGCGGCCACCCATTGCAGCCCCCACCTTCACAACATTTAACTCAGGAGCTCAGGAGAACTTCATGGAGGAGCGATTCATCTGCTTTGCCTACAGGTATCGCTATGAGGACAATGAGTACTCCGCTACCTCTCAGTTCACAGCTCCTGCATTTGTCCCCGGATCATTTGCTTTCGATATAACATCGAAGTTAAATGACGGTATGGAGAACACAATCAACAATGCTACCGTAACGGTCAACTCGGGAGGACCCTTGGTCGTTGGTTTTGATATCTTGTTCAAGGAGGATACTGACAGCACTATCAAGGTTATTGAGAAGTTTGACAAGCAGGTGCTAGGTATTGCAGATGACACTGACTACTCTATTGTTTTTGACAACGGCAAGATATACACAATCCTGCCTGACTACGAGATACTAAGGTTGTATGATAACGTACCACGATTTGCTCAGGCTCAGACCATAATGGGTAATCGTTTGATGTATGGAAACTATGTAGATGGCTACGACCTAACTGATGCCAATGGCAATCCAACAAGGTTCGAGTACTCAGCAGAGCTGATATCGGAGGCTCTTGAATCTACAGACCTTACCACAAGAACGGACTCAGGAACGTATAATATCGACACCTTGGGATACGTTGTCAATGACTCTGTAATGTACATAGACCTTGCGGGGATAGATTTAAAGAGTGGCTCTATCATAGAGATTGATTTTCAATTTGATCATCACAGCTTTACCGGGCGAAATCCAATTGTAACTACTGAGCCGATCGACCTATCTTTCACCTACTACCTACAAAGAGACTATACGAGTGATTATG